ATTAAATATAGACCTTGTTAGCAAATCGTTTTATTGTTGGGATGCAGCAGTAGGAGAAAAATGTTGCGTTAATCAGTGTGTTGATTGTGAGAATGAAAATAAAACAAGAAATTAATGTTTGCTAACGCTATGGGTATGGTTTGATTTTTAACAAAAATAGATATTGATGAAGAAATTAGAGAAGATGGAAAAGAAGGAACTGATTGAATGTATAACTACAATTAGACCAAAAGCAGAGGCTTATGACAGAGTTTGTAAACAACTAGGAATTGAAAATAACATACTTGGTTTTGTTAAAAATTTAACTATACCTGATGTTGTAGAGAGTTGTGAAGGTTGTAATATACAGCATATAGATAATCATAGTGATAGAATGATTTGTGTTAAATGTGATAAGACATTTTAATTCTCTACAACGTTAAATCTAAAAGGAGTTTCAATTCCTTTTTAGATAATGTTGGCAGTATGTACGGTAAATTAAAAGATAAACGAAATGACAAAAAGAGAAAGATTAGCACAAAGGAAAGAAAATATCTTAAAAAAGATAGAGGTATTAAAACAACAATATAAAGACACTACACACGATGAGTTATTGCTTAATGATAAGAGGCAATGGTTTACAGAGTCGGTTGAATTATGTACAGTAAGTAAGCGACCAAAAAAACAAGAGGAAATGCTTATAGGTAAAATTAATTGGGTTGAGTTTTTCTATGACCAAGCGTTCCCGAAAGACAAAAGCAAAGGAGTTAGTATACCAAGACATAAAGTGGTAAGAGTTAATGGTAAGTGGATATAGTATTACTGCCAACGTATAGTATATGAGCCGTTTTTTCTATGGCTTATATACATTGTTGGCAGTAGTACGGTATTATAAAAACTAAACAAATGGAAGTAAAAGAAATAACATATAAACAAGCTATGAAATGGTGTTTAGAAAAGCACTACGCAAAAAGAAAGCCTATGTTTCAATTTGCCTATGGTTTGATAGTAAATGGAAAAATAGATGGTATTGTCGTTTATGGTAGACCACCAGTACAAATAGAAAAGAATGTTTTTTTAGAGCCTATAAAAAGCGATTTTAAGGTTTATGAATTAACAAGATTAGTGATACAAACAAAACAGAAGAACGCTGCATCTTTTTTAGTTGGAAATAGTTTAAAAATGCTACCTAAAAATAACATAGTAGTTAGTTATGCAGATAGTAATATGAATCATTGTGGCATTGTTTATCAAAGTACAAATTGGATTTATACTGGTGGAAATAAGGCTCACGATTGCGAATATATTGTAGATGGTAAGAAGATGCACCCAAAATCAATAACTGAAAGATTAGGTATAACATCAATAGCGAAATGGGCAAAGGAAAATAATATAGAAAGAATAAAGCCTAAAATAAAATATAGATACTTTTTTATAAATGCTGACAAAAGAACTAAAAAGGATATGATTAAAAAACTTAGATACCCTATAATAAAAGACTACCCTAAATGTGATAAAAAAATGTACGATGCTGGGGATAATATATTAATGAACTACCAAGATGCGAACATTCAGCAATCACTATTCTAGTATTACTGCCAACACCCGTATAAACATAAGTGTAAACGACCCGTAGGGTTATGTTTTATACTTTGTTAGAAATTAAGTATATTTGAATTATGGCAAGTACATACACAGAGAAATTTAAAAAGGCCTCAGAGGTCAATAAAGGCGGTAGGCCGCCACACTACAGTAACCCAGAAGATTTAGCTAACAGAGTTACTGAATACTTCGAGTTTTGTGATGAGAAAAAAGATAAAGCTACTATTACAGGGCTTACCTTGTTTTTAGGTTTTTGTGACAGAAGTAGCCTTATTGACTACTCAAAAAATGAAGGGTTTTCCCACATAATAAAGGCAGCAAAGACTATGATAGAGAACTCATACGAGGAACACGGCCAAACTATTGATATATTTGCTCTTAAGAATATGGGGTGGAAGGATAAGCAAGAAGTAGAACAGACTACCAGAGTTATAAAAGTTAAGACCTCATAAATGACTACCGTAGAGTTCCCTGAGTGGGATGAGTATGTATGTCCAGCTTTTGTAGAGCCTTTTCTATTTGAGGGTAGGTATACGGTTTTATGGGGTGGTAGAGGTAGCTCTAAGTCTGTAACGGCAGCCAGGAAAGCTATATACAAAATGGTTAGCGAACCCTGGTTTAAGGGGGTATGTATTAGAAAAACATATAACACCTTAAAAGATAGCTGTTACGCTGATATAAAAGAAGAAATAGAGACACTAGGCCTAAGTGAGTTATTCACCTTCACACGCTCACCACTAGAGATAAGATGTGACACGGGCGGCGTAATGCTGTTTAGGGGCGCTGATGACCCACAGAAGCTAAAAGGACTTAAAAACCCTAATTTTTGTTGGTATGAAGAGGCAAACGAATTAGATGAGGCTGACTTTGTTACTATGACTACTTCTATTAGGGGTAAGCATAAAGGGACAGAAATGTTTTGTTTTAACCCTGAGCTAGGCCAAGACTATAAAGACCACTGGATATATAAGCGGTTTAAATTTGAAGACCATATAAGCCCTAGCTTTGTAGATAGCGTAGAGATTACTTTAGATAACGGTGACAAAGTAACCCAAGAGATAATGTCTCACCAATCTACCTATAAGGATAACCCATTTTTACCGCCTGAGTTTATAGCTAACCTGGAAGAGATGAAAGCACGTGACCCGTATTATTACAGGGTTTATGTGTTAGGCCTATTTGGTAATAAGAAGGTAGGCGACCAATTTTATAAAGACTTTAAGCCTGAGCGTAACACTAAGAAGGTAGAGTATACCCCAGACTTGCCTGTACATATTTCATTTGATGAGAATGTTAACCCCTACTTACCTTGTGGTATATTCCAATTTCATAACGGCACTATTTACATGGTAGATGAAATAGCTATGAAGCACCCCAGGAACACAGTACGTGAGATATGCGCTGAAATTAAGCATAGGCTAAGAGGACATAAAGAAGGGGTTTATATATACGGTGATGCTACGAGTAGAAAGCAAGACGTAAAGCTAGAGAAGGGGCAAAACTTCTTTAAGATTATATTAGCTGAGTTAGACACGCTTAGACCTATACTTAGGCTACCTATGAAAAACCCTAGTGTAGCTATGAGAGGTAGGTTTATAAATGAGGTCTTTGCACAGCGTATAGATAGCGTAGAGGTGCTTATAGGTGAAAACTGTACACTAACTACTGAAGACTTACTCTATACATTAGAAACGGCTGAGGGTACTAAGCATAAAGAAAAGGGCAGAGATAAAGAAACAGGTGTAACATACGAGAAAAGAGGCCACTTTAGTGATTTACTAGATTATATTATATGCGAGCTTTTTAAAAATGAATTTATTTCTTATATTAATGGCGGAAAAATAGTACCTTTGAAAACAGGTAAGAAAAGATTTAACCCTAAACACCGATATTAATGGTATTTCTAACTATAGAAGACTATGACAAGCAAATAAGAAGCGAAAACCTAGATAGGGTTATTGATTCTAACAGCGTTATTTTAGATGACGCTGAAGCCTCAGCTATTCTAAGGATAACAGGATATTTAGACGGCCGCTATGATATGGCCGCAGAATTTGCTAAGACTGGCTCAGAGCGTAACGCTTTATTAGTTACATTAACTATTGATTTAGTGTTATATGATGTATTAAGTAGGATTAACCCTAGAAATATACCAGAGTTAAGAATGCAGCGTAGAGATGAAGCTACAGACGTACTTAAAAAGACAAATGAAGAAAAATTAAACAACTGGGGGTTAACTGAACGGTTAAACGAGGATGGTGATGCTATAGAGTTTACGTTTGTAAGATCTAATCAAAAAAATGAATATTTATACTAATGAGCGACTTACACTTTAATATAACAGAGTACACCCCAGAGATGATAGATAAGACTACCCCTAAAGGCTCTAAGGTAGTTAAACATATAGTACCTCAACAACTATATAGAACTAGACAAGATATTAACACCTGGCGGCTTGCTCTTAGCACCGCTGAAAGTGTACACAACCCAAATAGAACAGAATTATATAGAGGCTACCAAGATGCTTTGTTAGATGCTCACGTGAAAACAGTAATAGACCAACGTCACGCAGAAGTACTAGCAAAGCCTTTTGAGGTAGTTGATATAGAGGGCAACCCTTTAGAGGATTGGACTAATAAGTTTAACCGTAACCCTATGCTAGAGCTTTATAAGCAAATGCTTACTAGTATAGAATGGGGCTTTACATTAGTGCAGCTTTGTGGTATAGAAGATGATACTTTTATAGATACTAAGATAGTACCTAGACAGTATGTTAAGCCTGAGCAAGGTATAGTAACAGAACACCCTTCTAGTATTGACGGCGTAAGCTTTAAAGAAGGCAAATTTAGTGCATGGACTTTGCCTGTAGGTGAGACAAAAGACCTAGGGTTATTTTTATCTATCATGCCACTATATATCTATAAGAAAAATAGTGTAGGGGCATGGGCTGAGTATAATGAGCTTTACGGTGAGCCTATGCGTGTGATGAAATCAGACGTAACTAATGAGCGTGAAGAGAAGTTAGAGCAATTAGCTAACATGGGTAGGGCGCCTTATGCCCTTATTTCACATGATGAAGAGTTAGAGCTACATGAGGCTAGTACTGGCACAGGTTACAAGACATACGAAGATTATAACTTATATTTAGATGGACAAATAAGTAAGTGTGTATTAGGTCAAACTATGACCACGGATAACGGTAGTAGTAGATCACAGTCAGAGGTACACGCTGAGACTATGAATGTAAGAACGGTACAAGATACCTGGTTACTAGAAGCTACTATTAATGATGTGCTTATTCCTAAGATGAAAATGTTAGGCGTACCATTTCCTGAGGGGGCTAAGTTCAAAGTAGTAGATAAAGAGAAGTTAACAGCTGAAAAGAAATTTCAGAGGGTTTTAGACCTTAAAAACGCTGGGTTTAATGTACCTAAAGAATGGATTACAGAAGAGTTTAACATTCCATTAGATGAAGTAGAAGCACTAGCACCAACGGAGGGGGTAGCGCCAAAAAAGGGCTTGAAGCTATAGCAGAGCTTTATAGAGCAGAGTGCTGTAGTGACCATACCCATGATATAGAGTTAAAAGATAATTACTTTAATGAAGACCAGTTAAATAACTACCTAACGGGTATTTATAACGGTACTGTTACAGCTAAGAACTTAGACCCCGTATACTACCAAAAGACTTTAGATGTATTAAAAGAAGGTGTAGCTAAGTTTACGGCTATAACTCCTGAGATAGAAGAAAACTTAGCTTTATTTGCTGGGGCTAAGCAGTATAGAATACTAAAAGACTTTGCACCACTAACAAAAGTAGCTAATAGCGTAGAAGAGTATACTAAGAATATGTTAGGTAATGCTAACACAGTATCAAATGACTGGCTATATACTGAACAAAATACAGCAGGTAAAACGGCTAACTCAATTAATGAGTGGAACGCTATAGAAGAGCAGAAAGACCTTTTCGGACTATTAGAGTATAGTGCTATTTTAGATGATAGGACTAGAGAAGACCATAGAGCTTTAGATGGTACTGTTAGGCCTGTAGATGATCCTTTTTGGGATGATTTTATGCCACCTAACGGGTATAACTGTAGATGTTTACTTGTACCTACAATAGAAGGAACAAAAGAGATAACAGATAAGCCTAAAGTATCAGAGGCAGAAGTACCTACAGCATTTAGAAATAACCCAGCGAAAAGCGGTAAGATATTTACTAATAAACACCCGTATTTAGCAGACTCTACAGCAGCACAGAGGCGTAGCAATTTTGGGTTAGGTTATCCTGACACAGTAGGTAGAGTAGTAGAGGTTATTAAGCCTGTAGTAGTTAAACCTAAACCAGAGGTTAAGAAGGTAGACACTACTAAGATTAAAACAAGGGTTTTAGAGATAGACAAAAAAGAATTAGATGAAGACGGGGTTTTAAACATGAAAACACCAACGGCAAAACAAAAAGCTAACGACTTAAACAAAAAGCTAGACGCTAATGTAGAGGCTGTAGATGATTACACTATACGTAATAAGGTAGGGACACCAACGGCCACAACAAAGGCACAGGCTTTAAAAAATGAAACTGAGTGGGTTAAGTCATTAGATGAAACACAAAAAGCTGATGTTTATAATTATACTACTAGTTCATTTGTAGAGATTAACGGCGCTTTACGTGGTAGGTCTGGCTTCACAGATTTAAACAACGTACCAGGGTTTAATAAAATGGTAGATAACCTATCTAATACAATTAGAGAAGCACCTAAATATAAAGGGGTAACTAATAGAGGGTTAATGTTTGATAATAAAGCTGATTTTCAAAAGTTTGTAGAAGGTAATAAGACAGGGGTATTCCACGAAAAGGGGTTTATGTCAACTTCATTAAATGATATAAAAGATAATAGGTTTTTGCAGTCGCCCTATACTGTACAAATGGAAGTACAAGGTAAAAACGGTGTTTTAATAACAGACCTAACAACTAACCCAGACGATTTAGAGGTATTATTTAATAAGGGTACAAACTTTGAGATTTTAGAAGCTAAAGCAACTTTAGACGATTGGAATGAAACAGGGGTACTTAAAATGAAACTAAAAGAGCTTTAATATGAGCGTATTTGCAGAAGAGTTAAAAAAAGGTGAGAATCTAAGCCCCTGTAATAGTTGTAAGCACTATATAAGCGGTGAGAAGTGTAAAGCGTTTGATTTTATCCCTGACTTAATACTAAGCGGTGATAACCCACACACAAATCCACTACCTACACAAAAAAATAAAATAGTTTTTGAGCCTAAAGATTAACATACCGACTAAAGAGTTTAGCGACTTTATGAGGGCTTACCCCAGGGCTATAGCTCAGATAGTGGTAAGTTTCTCACGTGAGAATTGGAAGAAACAGGGTTACTATGCAGAGAATACAAGTAACTTTAAAAAGTGGCCTACACGTAAAAGAGAAAGTAGACAAAGTAGAGGCAAAGCTATATTAGTAGATAGCGGAAACCTTAGAGCCAGTGTTAAACAAATGAAAGCAACGGCTAAGCAGATAATAGTAGGATCTACTTTACCTTATGCTGATAAACATAATGAAGGTAGCGGTAACACTCCTAAAAGGCAGTTTATAAATGATAACAAAGTATTAGGTAAAAGACTAGAAAAAAGTGTAACTTTACTAATGAAGAAAAAAGGACTTTGAAAGCATTTCTTAACGATATTAAACAACAAATCTTAACAGAGGTAACAGACGTAAAGACTGTTAGACTGTGGAACAACCAGGTAGAAGAGCTTATAACAGGGCGTAATGAGTCTATTAGTTTTCCTGCAGTTTTTTTAGGTTTTGATAATGAGATAAATTATGTAAGTAAAACAACCCAAGGCTTACAGTATGCTGAGAAAGTAGAGTTCTATGTACATATATGTGATGAGAATTATGTAGATAATACTTATGATGATAGTACAGAATGGGGTATAATAGACTTAAAACAGAAGGTTTATAAGGCATTAGAGCAATATAGCGGCGTTACCTTTGGTAATATTAGCCGTATACGTGAAAGTGTAGACCAGGCACATGATAGTATATATCATTACACACAGGTTTACATGATACCTATTTTAGTAGATGCTGACAACTGCCCAGAGACTACAGACGTATTAGCTGAGCTTAACTTAACTGTAGATTTAAACATAGAAAACGTAATAATTAGAACTGGTAGGATAGGTAGAAACTTACCACCACCTACACAAGACATACAACTAGACTATGAGCTAGATTTTGAATTAAACTAATATGGCACAAAATAACATAACATACGTAGACAAGGTAACAAGTAACCCACAGCCAAGTATCCCAGCAGTTAACAAAGTTACTGGTGATGATATGACTGAAATTAAAACAGTCGTAAACGGTAACGCTACAGATACCACTACACACAAAAATAATACCTCTAACCCACACTCAGTAGATGCTACAGACGTAGGGTTAGGGAATTGCGATAACACAAGTGATGTTAATAAACCTGTTAGTACGGCAGCGCAAACGGCTTTAGACTTAAAAGGTAACCAAACAGAGGTAGATTTAAACACGGCAAAAGTAGGTATAACACCAACTCAGGCAAATGATATTACAGATAATAACGCTAAAGTATCCGATATTAATCACGTAACTATTGAGTTACCCAATGTAGATAATACAAGTGATGCTAATAAGCCTGTAAGTACAGCTACACAAACGGCCTTAGACGGTAAGCGGCCTAACATTGGTTTTGAGACACAAACGGCTGACTTTTCACCAACTAATAAAGGTGATAACAAATACGTTAATGTAGATAAAGCAACTGACGTAACCGTAACATTTAACACGGGTGCCTTTAGTAAAGATGGTGATGTAGTATTTTTTCAACAAATATCAGCAGGTAGGATATTATTTTCTAACGGTACGGCTTCTATAACGGCAGCCCCTAGCCTATCATTGGTTAGTGGTGGGATTGGAAGTATTACAGCCGTAGTACGTAAGAGTGCAAGTGTTTATATATTAACAGGAACTACAGAATAGATGTTAGAAGGCGTAGCAAATAATATAAATGGGAGTACGGAGCGTAAGAATGTTTTTTTAGCGGCTAACCAAGACTATTTGAGTTTGCCAATATCTAATACTATAACTAACTCTAATGATATAGACTTAGAAATAGTTTTTACTTTGGATGATTGGAACACCACAACAATAGAGGGTATCACAGGGTTTGGGGATTATTTAACAAATCACTTTTATGTAGACAAGTGGTTAAACCCAAATCAAATATTAATTCAAATATATTCAAGTGGTGCTGCTATTTATACACGTAGCTTTACAGTATCACCGACATTAATAAACACCTTAAAAATACAGGGGGGGCAAATGTTTTTTAATGGGGTTGAGTTTGGGGCTGGCACAGGTTTTAACAACTTAACAGTATCATTAAATCAATCAAGCACAACCGTAGGGGCTTCACCTGACGGCTCATCTATAAGCGGTGAAATAACTAACTTCACTATTAACGGTGAAACATTCTCACTAAACGAAGGCAATGGTTTAACAAGTGTAGGCTCAAATGGTACGATAGTAACACGTAACACTAGCCACTCTGATAACCTTAACTATATTAATCACAACGTAATAAAACCAATATAATGAAAGAAACATACTACTATATCATAGAAGAAAGTAAGCTAACAAATGAAGAGTTTGTTAACGGTTACTTCAAAACTAAAGAAGGGGTTAACTATCAAATAGTTCCATTCACAGAAAACAAAACACTTAAAAAAGAGTATATTTACGCCTTAGAGGGCTGGCAAAATTTTGGTTTTGATGAGCTAGAAGAAAACTTATAACAAATGGCAAGAACAACTACAGAGATATTTAATGATATGATAGCCCGTAAAGATGCTGAAGCAGACTTAAACGGGTTAACTAGTGCTTCACAAAGTGCTTTGTGGCGGTTATTGTTTTGGGTACAAGCTCAGAGTGTTAACCTATTTGAGCAGTTAATGGATGCTTTACAGGCTGAAATACAGTTAATAGCTGATAACTCTATAGCTGGTAGTGCTGCCTGGTTGCAAAACCAAGTACTATTATTTCAATATGATGATTTAGACCCACAAGTATTACAGATCATAGACGGATTACCTGCGTACACAACGGTAGACCCAGCTCTAAGGATTGTAAAAAATGCAAGTGTTAAAGAAGGTATTAATAGAATAGTATTCGTAAAAGCTGCAAAAGATGAAGGTAGCGGTTTAGAGCCTTTAGATGTTAACGAGTTAGCAGCATTAGACTCTTATGTTATAAATATAGGTTTTGCTGGTATTCCTTATGTAGTACAGTCTGATTTACCTGATGAGTGTCAATTTACGGCCTCAGTATATTATAAGGGGCAGTATGTAGCTGATAATGTTAAAGCTAATGTTATAACAGCGATAAATGACTATTTATTAGCTTTGCCTTTTGATGGTGTAATAGAATTTAACAAAGTAATAGATGCTGTACAAGCTGTAGAAGGTGTTAACGATATAGACACGCAAAACGCAGTACTAAAGATAAGAGGTTTTAGTATAGTTGCTGATGACCCTAGAGTAATTACAGTAGCAAGGTCACAAGAAACAGCGGCAGGGTATATTATAGAAGAAACTACACCTTCTTTTACTTTTGATGATACTATTACAATGGTTTTAGATAGTTAATATGGGGTTATTTGACATAGACTTTGAGCGTTTCGGATTAACTATTATACCGCCTTATATGCGTAGGGCGGTAATAATAGCTTATACTAAGAGTGGGTTAAACCCTCTTATAACATCTAAACAGACTTATCTAACAGATTTTAGGGTAAAGGCTCAGGATGACGCTATTAGAAACGCTCAAAAGATAATGCTAGAAGATAGGTTAAACATAGACTTTAATACTACTGGTATATATATCATAACATTTGTAGATAACTTAGCTACTAACTATTTCTATAATCTTAACGAGGTAACACCGCCGCCTGTATACTTTTACAGTGTAGCAGAAGCACCTATAGTAGATGATACTATATTTATGTATGCAGTAGCAGACTATGTGCCTACCAATAACTTCACGGTATACGTACCAGCTGCAGACGTAATAGCAGACCCAGAGTTAATAGCTAAAGTAACAGATAATGTAAATA